GTTTTGCCTGATATTAAACCTAATGCTAATTTAGTTAAAAAATAACTTTTTGGATTAACTTCTGTCTCTCTTGGGTTTTGTAAATCTACCAAAAACTTTTTACCTAAATCAATTTCCTTATCACCTGATGGCGTGCTTTGCTCATTTTCAGCTCCTAAAGTTTTTGCTAAAGTTACGTTTGGTTCTTCTGTTGCACTTTGTATAGTTTCAGGTTTATCAGCTACAGCTGTTGGATGATTAGGATCATTAGATTTATTAGGTAACTTACCATACTCATCAGAGTTATCTAAAATTGTTTGTATTTTATCCTCTGTAATTAAACCCTCAGTCATTGCAGAAGCTATGTTTAAAGCTTTCCTTTGATCATTTATGTTAAACTTATTCATTATTTGACCGGTAAGTATGGCAGCTTTGTCTCTTGTTTCTTCTAAGTTTGCTATTTCTTTTCTGTTTGCCTCATCCGTTAATGCCATTGCAGTATCTGGGTCAGCTGTTAAAGTTTCATCTACTCTAACTCCTTCATCTAAAACACTTTTTGCTTTTTTAGTTTCATCTGCTAAGGCATCCAAATCTTGATAGTTATATCTTTTTTCAATAGCTTCATTAATGTTAGCTATTTTTTCTTTTTGTTCTTCTGTTAATGGTGTAGCGGAAGTTTTAAAATCTTGTGATGCAATGGTAGTAGCCTTTGCTAAATCAGAAGTTCTTAATCCTTTAAAACCTCTTGTGAGCCCTGGTAAATCTCTTTCATATAAGGCTAATGCTTCATCAACATCTAAATTATTTTTTTTAGCATATTCTTTTACGAATTCTCTTTCTCTTTTTCTATTTTTAAAACCCTCAAATAATTTTCCACCTGCCAATGCCGCTAATCCTATACCTGTAGCTCTTGTGAATGGCATTCTTGAAATCATACCAAAAGGAGTAAATCTTTGAAGCTGACTTACTCTTTGTGCAGCACCTGGTATAAAACGAGCTCCAAGTAAACCTATTTCACCAGCACCAACACCAGCTGCCAATCTAGGATCTATTGCCTCTAAACCGCCATAAATACCAACACCACCAGGTCCTGTTCTTACAATATCTCTGCCAAAATTTTTAATAGCACCTAAACCTGTGGACATTGTATTTCTAAATCTTTGTGCAAAAGGTTGAGATCTTAGACTAATATCTGCAGGCATTGGTCCTATGAAATCTCCATTCGCTGCTCTAATAGGTTTTAATGCACCTTTTTTTAAAGCTTCTTTTCTAAATAATGGTCTATTTAAAACTTTGTTTAGGGACATTATCTCCCTCCCTGCATACCTTGGAATGCTTGGAATGCTCCGATACCAGTTCCAATAGATTGAGCTAATGGACTAGTTTGTGGTGCAGTTGAAGCTACAAGCGAAGATGTTGATTTTGGTCCAGCTGCATAAATGTTAGATAAAAATTCTGCTCTTTGGAATGGTTCTGCTGCTTGTTGTAATTGTGACTGTCTAGCTGCATCCAAAGTTGCTTGAGCTAATTGTCTTTGTAAACCACCTGCAGCAAACAATTGATTTAAATCAGCTTGTGCCATTTGTTGTTGACCTGCACCTATTGATGCTAACTGTTGACCAATAGCAGCTTGTTGTCTTTGTTGTTGTTGTGCTGCAGCTAATGCTTGGCCAAATCCTCTTTGTTGAGCTAGTCCAACCTGTCCTAATCTTGCTCTTTCTAACTCAGCTTGCGCAACTCCCTCTCTGCCACCACCAAATGCACCTGAAGCTACAGCTGATGCAGCTAATCTGTTTTGAGCTTGAGCTGCTTGTCTGTTAATCTCATCTACTACGTAAGATTGAAAAGGATTTAAAAATTGATTTATGTTTGGTGTTTGAGCAGCAAGTAATTGTCCGATGCCCGATGTTACAGTTGGCGCCCCAACCCCTGTTGTGCCCGCAGCAGTTAAGCCTTGTTGTTCTAAAGCACCAAATGGTGCAACTTGCATTGCTGGTATTGTTACGGGTTGATCTGCAACAGCACGTGCTAGATCCATAAGTTCTATTTTACGTTCTTCTATACCCGGTGCTTCTCTAACAACTGTTTGAGTGAATTGACTACCAGACCCTGATGGTGTTGGTTGTGATTTACTGCCCCCACCGAATATACCTGAAACTATTGAACCCATTATAAATCTTTCTCCATTTGTATATGTTTAGCCTTCCAACCCCACTTTTTTGAAACTTTTGACCAACCAGGTCTAACCCAAAAACTGAGTTTTTTGCATCCATTTAGTTTAGCAAATTTTGTTACAGTATTCACTATCTTGTCCTCCCATAAATGTCTCTTTCTGCCCGTGCATATAATAGCTTCAAGCTGAGAATAATTAGGTAAAGCAGCTATACGAGTCACAAACAATGCAAACACTTGATTGAGCTCTTCTTCATCGCTTCCAAACACGAGAAACATTTGAGCTTCATCTTTTTTTAATAAATCTTTTATATCTTTAGGATCCGCAAAACCACCTGAGTATTTTAAAGATTCTGCAATCATAAAATCACATAATGGCCAAAATTTATCTATGTATTTTGGCTCAACTGATAATACAGAAATGTCAGGCTTAGTTGGCTTGGGCTTTTGCATTTCTACTTCCTTCTAATAAATCAAAAACTCTTTTATATCGTTTTTGTTGTTCGTAGAAGTATTGTGCACCTTTTTCTCTCATATCTTTCATGCTACTTGGATTTGCACCAGCTATGATACCTGCACCTAATACTCCGTCTGCTCTTGTCACAAACTCTCCGTCTGCTAATTGAGCTAACATCGTATCTTCGTCTTTATCTCCTACGCCAGATCCATCTGCGACATAACCCGATGCTCTAACATAGTTGCTAGAATCGTTTTCGTCATGAGATGTTTTACTTGGAAGGTAATTAATACCACCTTCATTAAATTTTTTTATTTCCGCTAAACCACCCTCTTTTAATCTATTTTGTGTAATAGCATAAGGACCCATTCTAAAATCACCTTTATTAGCAGGGTCTGCTTCAGGAATGTATGGTTGGTCGAAAATTTTTTCATCGCCACTTACAGGATCTATATATTTAAAACCACCTCTTTGTTTTTGTAATTCAGCAACAGCTAAATTATATGTTGGTGTAAATACGTCTTGTGGTTGTGGTTCAAAAGCACCTGAAAAATAAGTTAGTGCTCCTATGCCTAATGCAGCTTTACCTGGACTTACTTCTAACTCTCCAGTAAACATAGGATTATCTCCTTTTGTCATTCTTTGTCTTGTAAATAATTTTTGTAAAAAATTTTGCGGAGCTGGTGTGCCTCGCGGCCCCTCCGGTAATATTGCACCTAAAGACTCTGTTGCTAATCCTGTGTCTCCAAAAGCGGGATTACTACTTTGCCTTAACATTTTTAATTGATCTGCACCTGTGTATTGGTTAGCCGTTGAGGCTCCTAAAAAAGGAAACGATGCACTAAGGTTTTGCACGATAGGTTGTTGGGTAATAGGTATAAAACCAGAAGATCCTACACCCGGAATCATTTTACCTCCTTGATATCCTAAAAATGCTCCGGTAGCTCCCCCTAATAATCTTTGAAGTCCTGATCCACCAGCATCTTGTGATGCTTTAAATCCTCTATAACCTCCATATGCTGCTAATGCGTAAGGTGCTAATGCGAGTAATGACATATAATAAACAATCCTTTTAAATTAGATAACTAGTAATATTACCATTTTAGGAGGTCTTTGACAACTCATCTAGAAAAGACGCTTTGTATTGATGTTCTCCGACATGACTTATCTTTTCAGTGATTAAAGCATGACATTTGCCACCTATCTCTCTCCATCTTTTACAGAAGGCAAAATCCTCCCCTAAATAAGTTTTTTTGACTGGATCAAAATCAGTGTCAAAAAGATTATAAAAGTAAGGCCTATTAGTCATTTTTCCATTTATGATTGTTTTTTGTATTATTTCTTTTTCAGGATAAGCCTTGATCATTTTTTCAATAACTTCCCTTTTTATTAGCATGCACCCTGTTGGAGAATGTGTTACCTCAATCACACCATTCCTTATAGTTATATCCTTCTCGTTTGGTAACTTCATTGGGTATTGATAAAGAGCTTTATATTGCAGATCGTATTCGTTTTTAATTTTTCCCTCTTGTATTTTTTGCCACCCTTTTTCCCAGTTCAATGTTTTTAATGGATAAGGGACTGAGATTACGTCTTTATCAGCCGATATCATTTTAAAAATAGATTCTGATTTAAAATCTATATCAGAGTCAATAAATAGCAAATGAGTACTTCCACTCTCCATAAAACTTGAGACACAAAGATTTCTACCTTGTGTTACCAAAGAAGACTTCATAACCTGAAAACAACAAAGAACATTATTTTTAATACAGTGTTTTTGAAATTCTAGGCAAGCTTGAAAATAATGTAAAGACACATCACTATGACAAGGGGTTGCTACAAATATTGAAAATTTTTTAGGTTTAAGTTCATGCGTTTTTATAGGTTTGTTTTCTTTTTTTGAAAACCACATTGGTTTGCTATAATCTTGCATTAATCAACCCACCTATCTATTAACTTTATTTTTTCTTCTGCATTAACAATTCTTTCTAAAAGTTTATCTATTTCATCTAAATGTTGCGGATGTTCTCCAATCCCTACTGAATTAGTAAGGTATATGTTTATTGTTGTAGAAGCCTCTGCTATCTGTGCTTCATATCTCTTTTTAAGTGCTTTTAACATTTTGTAACGCTCCCTGTAAAAATCCAGTCCAATGACCAGATATAATTTTCCAATTGTAAAAATGATTAAAAAAATTTTGTTGAAACTTAAGATGATTTTTACAACCATCAGTATTAATTTGAGAAGCTATGCCATCTATAACAGCAGCAAATTGTCTAGCAAGATTTTCCCAATTTTTATCATAAGGTATATAAATAGGAAACTCTGAGCAAGTCTCGTACAAAGCTCCGTTGTCCGTTGTTGCTACATACAGACCACAAGCCAAAGCTTCTAGAGCGGATATACAAAAAGTTTCTTCCCAAATGTTTGGATAAACAAAAGCATCATAAGTATGTAGATTTTCAATAATATAATTATGTGGTTTATATCCAATATAATTAACATTAGGTAATTTTTCAGCTTGTTCATATAACGCTTTATACGTATCATCATTATCTTTTTTAAAATCACTTCCGTAAACTTGGGTGCTACTATAAACATCAAGAATTATATTAGGGTTTTGTACGAGTTGCATTGCACCTAATAACACTGATAAACCTCTCCATGGTGTTGGATGATAAATTAATTTTATTTTATCTCTTCTTGGTTCAGGGTCTCGTTTTTGAATGTCAGGTATGCCATTCTTAATAACTGTGCATCGATGTTCAGGTAATGAGAAAGTTTTCCTAAATTGTTCATAATTCCAATGACTGTTAAATACATAATAATCATACTGTTTTATTTTTTCTTCGCTCCTAAAAAAATCTTGAAAGTGTGGTTGATCTGGTGCCATTTTTTGCCAAAGTATATTTATTTTATTTTTTGACAGAGGCACTTTACCTGGTACAGACGTGCATATTTGAAACTTATCTAATAAGTCTTTTGATACATACTTATTTAAAAAATTGTGTTGTAATTCTGTTCCGCCAAGTGGTTCCATAAATATTTTTACTTTTTTTTATACCAAGTTGCTATAGTAAATCTTTCACCATTTAAAACTTTTTTTACACCATGAACTATTAATAAACCACTAAAAAAAATAGTTTTATTTTTACAGGGTCTAATAATTGTGCCTTCATTGAAATATGTCTCACCCCCATCAAAATTATCGTTTAAAAACGTTATAGAAGCGATTGTTGTTTTATCAGAGGCACGATCAATGTGATTTTTTTGGTATGAATTTTCAGGCCATTTAACCATTTGACACCAATCAATTAGATTATCACCAATATAAGGCTCGTATTTTTTTGTCATATGTTCTTGATCAACTCCCTTAATATCTAAAAAAGTTGTGTTATTAACATCATACACTTCTTGGTTTTTTGAGTTTTGGCTAAACCAATGTAACAAATTGTTTATCTCCTGGTCTGAAAAAATA